AGCTTCTGATGATTTTTCAGATATGTTAGCTACAAAAATGAATGAAAAGATTAATATACCATTTGTTAGTGAAGAAAAAGAGCAAAAGTTCTTTGAAGAAATGATGGATGTAGTAACAGATTTATTATCTGGAGTTTTTAAAAGAAAGTAATGTTTAAAGAAGCTGTAAAAATAATACTCAAACACGAAGGCGGCTATGTCAATGACAAAGACGACCCCGGTGGTGAAACTAAATTTGGCATAAGTAAAAAGGCATTCCCTTATTTAAATATTAAGGAGATAACTATACAAGATGCTGAAGACATTTACTATGAGCATTATTGGAAGAAAGCAAAATGTGACAAACTCCCAGAAAAGCTACAACTTATCTTTTTTGATATGGTAGTTAATATGGGTAAGAGTAGAGCCGTAAAGATACTACAAGAAGCTATTACTGCTAAAGGCGTTAAAACAGACATAGACGGAGGGATTGGACCTAAGACAATAGGTAACTCCATTAAGTCTGGTTTAGAGCCTAAAAGGCTACGTAGCTACCGAGTTAAGTATTATGCTCTGCTAGTGACAAAAAAACCTACATTGGGAAAGTATTGGTACGGTTGGTACACAAGAGCAATAGCGGTATAGATATATTCAATAAACTGAATATACGTGGGACAAAAAGATGGCGGAAAGCTCCTCCTGATAATTGTCCTTACTGCGCAGAGCCAGAAACGGTGCACGGAATAGAGGTCATTGCGGCGTATGATGGAGTTCTGTTTTGGGAATGTGACCATTGCCAAGAAAAGATGTTGAGGTTTACAAAGGAAACAACTGTAAAGCATTTGGGAAAAACAAGTGATTTACACATTGACTTAGAGGGGTTAGAAAATATATGGGAAACATTACCAAATTAAGTGACAAAGGAGTAGTAAAACGTGGAATCATTACACCAGATAAGCATTTTCCACTACACGATGAAAAAGCTATCAGCGTGGTATGTAAAGCAATACGTCTCATCAAGCCAGACTTTTACGTGGACCTTGGCGATAGCGGAGAGTTTAGTTCAGTCAGCCATTGGCAATGGAAAAAGAAGAAACGTCCTCCGTTGGAGTATCAACTGCCACGTGTATATGAGGACATCGGTAATGTTAATGCAGGGATGGACATTATTGACGAGGCTCTTGATAAAGTCAATGTTAAAGAAAAGCACTTTATTGAAGGAAACCACGAACAGTGGCTCAATGACTTTTCTACTGAAAACCCCTTTTTACAAGGTTTATCGGTCAAGGACGCTCTCTTATTGGAACAACGTGGTTTTGAATACCACCCAAACGGAAAATATTTAAAGATAGGAAAATTATGGTTTTATCACGGCAATCATTACGGCGGTATAGCCCACGCAAGAAATCACCTAATAAGGCTTGGAGCAAATATAATGTACGGTCATCACCACGATATACAAATGGCAAGCGTAACACACATAGACGGTCCAAAGTCAGCGTGGTCCATAGGCTGTTTGAAGGATATGTCAGATGAAGCAAATGGATGGCTTGGCAATAGGAAGACTAATTGGCAACACGCTTTTGCAGTTGTTGATTACTTTGCCGATGGAGATTTCACTGTTCACGTTGTCAATATTATTAATGGACGTACTTCACTTTGGGGGAAAGAACTAAATGCCTAAGCAGATATATGAATTAAGAAGTTTTGATAGAGGGATAATGTCTTCCCCTGAAGATGAGTTGGATTTACCTGATAACGCAGCTACTTATAGTTTAAACATAGACCCTTTATCGGATGGAGAGTTAAAAGGCGTTCCTAAAAGTGTTTATTTAAAAGAATCTGGATTTATAAATGATTACATATTAAACAGTTATAATAGACCTTCTAGTAATTCTCCTTTTGCAGCAGCAACTTCTCCTCCTGCTTCTAACACTATGAACAATAACGTGACTCCTTAATGTCAATAACGTATCCAGCTAATCCTAATAATAAAAATTATCTTGCAATAAGTGGAGTTTTTACTGGCACAGTAGACACTGAATTTCAAGTTCAGGTTAAAGGTTCGTCTAGTAATGAAAAATGGAGATGGAAATACAAAGGAACTGAGTTAGTTGTAACAGGAGTTACTACAACTATAGCTACTTCAACTTTTAATAAAACAGGACACGGTTTAGCTACAGGAGATTTAGTTGTTGTAAGTTCTTTTACTTATCCCAGTTCTCCATCATCAGCTCCGTTTCAAGGAGTAAATGGAAACGCAAGTTGGTATGTTATAAGAACATCTGCTAATGCTTTTAAATTAGCAGATAGTTATTCTAATGCTGTAAATGAAGTAAGCGTTACTCTTTCTGGTATTAGTCAAACTAGTTTAACAGTTAAAAGAAGCTGGACATCGTGGTTAGACTCTAGTGGTTCTGCAACAACTGGAGACGGAACTACTATTGTTGTAAACACAAATTATTCTTTAGTACAAGGAGTTACGGTAAAGTTTACAAGAGAAAGCGCAGTTAAATATACAGAAGGAGACTTGTGGCATTTTACTGCTGTTACTATTTTAAAGCTATCTGAAACAGATTCAGCATTTGATTTTATAGAAAGCGTAGATATTGCAAACTCAAGAAATTTAATGGCAATAAACGCTACTACTGGGGATGTTAGAGTTGTAGAAAATATAGACTCTGATAACCCAACGCCATCTAACGAAAATATTGTAAACTTAGGTCATCACGATAAAGTTTTTGATATGGATTTTGAACTTAAGAATAAAGAGCTTTATGTAGCAAGAGGTCCAGAGACTTCACCGATGTGGTTGGGTTACAATAAAAGTGAAGGCATTCTTGGTCGTGGAGAGGAATCAAAGTTAAGAGCTACTAAGTCTATGGATATTTTAATGAGCTCTAGTGCTAGTGCTGATAGGCAATCTTATTATAAATCAATAGTATTACGAGGTGGTGGAGGCGCGCTTACAAAAAACGCTAAATATATTGTCGGTTTAAAAAATGATGAAAAAAAGAAAGTCTATATATATGACAGGATTGCTGACAGACAGTATATGCTTACAGTTGCTACTAGACCAACAATCATTAAAAAGTATCAAGGTTTTGTTGATAGCAATGGATATGTAGACGGGTTTATTGTTTATAGACTATCAGATAAAGCTGAAAACCAACAATGTATAGGGTATTTTGATATTTTTAATTTTAACAGCAGTGCAAGTGGAACCCCTGAACAAATTGTTAACAAAGTAAATACATTTCAAATAAACTGTCCTGTAAGAACTGATAATGAGACAGAAGGTACAACAGACCAACCGGGATTAAAGAGTATACACGATTTTCTTATTATGTCTAAAAAATCTTTAGGACATAGTGGCTTTAGTAAAGCTACATTAGGAACTGAAATTGAACTTGTAATTAGCGCTGGAAATGAGAATTTTATTGAGTCACAATTTAGAGGAACTAAAAAAGTAATTTATTCAAGAGTTTGGAAAGCTACTGCATATTACACTTATATTGAAACGACAGCAAATCTTATAGTTGAAGTTAATGCTTGGAATGATGTTACGCCAAAAAACATTGCGAATATGGGTGGTGATGAGCCACTTACTGTTTTAACGGGGCATCCTACGCATTTTGCGAGACCGCCGGGATGGTATTTTATTTTTCAAAATTTGCTTCCAAATTCTGGCACACTCGGAAACACAGGTTCTTATTTTGCCGAATCAGATGCTGCTTATACTCTTATGTCTGAAACTGGTGGATTACCTCCAACAGATTCTTCTAGAGCTTTTCTATTTTATCCAGCAGCTGGTCCCGGTATATCAAGAATTACTTGGGGTATAGAATCACTTCCTAATTTACATTCACTAGAGCATCACGGATATGATGTAAATGGAGAAAATCCTAGTTACGGATTTACTTGTGAATATACAACTGCAAAATCTTATTCTTTTGGAGACGCCATTAGTTCTATTGTTAAACAAGATAATAAATACAGGTATCACCCCGCACCGGAGTCTGATGATGCGACAAACTATCAAAGTGGAGCTACCGTTGGACCTGTGTTTTTAGATGGAGCAGATAATCTAACAGCGGAAGCTGACCTAAACAGTTTTAGTGGAAACGCAACAACAAACAATTGGAATGATATAGCTAATCTAATCAGGTCTCAAGAAGCTAAGTTTGTTAAATGG